GCTAAACGACCTGCAGCGAAGCAGCTACCGAGTAGCACAGTTGGTCCGTCGCAAGTGGGCCGCGCGTTTCCTCGTGGTCAAACGTAATGTGTAGCAATGGCTGATCACTATCTAGGCGACGCCGCCGTCGTCAAAGGCAACCTGCTGCTGCCACGCATCGGTGCATGGACGGCTGAGGTGTGGCTTGCTGGCAACGAAGCGCCCGCAGTCGGGACGCAGACGACGCTGACTGTCGCAGGCACCGACCGCGCTGCGACGGTGATCGCAGCGTCGTCGGATTATCTGCAGGCGAAGTGTCGTGTCGTCGCTGGCGCAGGCAAGTTGCAGGCTGAGATACAGGCGAAGGACTATCGCGGCTACACAGCGCCCGATGTGGTGCGCGACATACTGACTGAGGCAGGCGAGACGCCGGGGACGTGGCTTGAGGTTTCGTCAATACAGGTCCAGACGTGGCAGCGAACTCGCGGCCCTTGTCGCAACGCGCTGCAGCGGTTTCTGCGCCTGGTCACAGGCGATACGGTGTGGCGAGTCTTCGACGACGGGACGGTGGACAGCGTAGACGACGCCTTCGACGTCACGGGGACGTCGCAGACCTTCGCAGAGCTGGCGAGCTGGGGCCAAGAGCGGCTGCTGCTGTTGGGCGTGCAGGACTCGGTAATACGTCCTGGTGATGCGGTCGAAGCGTTCGGGCAGGATCGACGACTGGATCGCTGCCTTTACGAGTTCGACGAGGATAATTTTAAGCTGTGGGCGTGGTATTTGTAGGCGGTGTAGGTGGCTCTGTCCAAACTCCGTTCAAGTAGCCTATCGTCCCTGGTTGGAGTCTGCACGGATTTCGCTCAAGCACTTCGCTGTCGGGCAGACGTGGAGCATTCTTGATCTGCTGCTCAACCCAGGCTTGACAAAGCGCCTCAAGTGGTCCCATGTGGTTGGTGTAGAGACACTGCGGACAGTCGGGTGCGCAGAAGCGGCTACTCGTCCGACCACTTCTCAATCCGATTCTCACTTCTTCACCACGCCGCGCTGATGTCGTCGATACTGCCGCTGCCCTCTGATGTACGCATTCGCCGCCACCGCAGACGTGTAGGCGGCGACGCTGCGAAGTCGCTTCGCCGCTGCGGAGTCGGATAGGCCGCTGCAGAAGTGGCGCAGGATGTGGACTTGCACAGGGGTGATGTTGTATCGCGCAGCGACGTCGTTGACGTCACCGTGAGTAAGTGTCGGTGACTGCATGGCTTTGCGTACATGACGTATGGCTAACAGGTCGGACATTTACTTACCTTTCTTTGTGACTTTGATCTTGCACTTCACTTCGTTTTCGATCGCGAAGTTGTAAGGGTGGAAGCCTGTGCGCTTCCACTTGTCAACCAGACCTTCGACGTTTTCAGGTTTCCAGCCAGAGGCCGCGCAGTGCTCACGAATGCGGCGTTCTATGGAAGCATTCTCTTCTGCCAGAGTCAGCCCACTCTCTAAGACCTTGCCGGATACTGGGTTGTAAATTCTCATGACACCCACACTCTAAAGTACTTGCACTTCATAGCCACAACCCTACTACAACCTTCTGCTGCAGTCAAGCCCTACCTTTGACCCGTGACCGAAGATCGCCTATTCACCGCCCTCAAAAAGATAGTCCAGCGCGTACTCACCGAGAGCGACGACGTTGACTTCCGTGCGCTGTATCCGGCCAAGATCGTCAAGTGGCAGTCCGACGGCGTGAACCCGTCAGGTACAGTAGACGTCCTCTTCGACGACCAGCGGCTCGCGCAGAAGTCTGGCGCAGTCATCCTGCCAGCCTTCGTCGGCAACTCATACGTCCCGAAGCAGGGGACGCGCGTGCTTGTCGGGTGGCAGGGCGGCGACGAGCGCTACCCCTATATCGCCGGGTGGCTGGGCAGCGGTGGCGGCGGCAACAGTCGTCTCGTCTTCGTCGCCGATCGCGTAAACATAGGTGTGGATAGCGATGCTGATGTAGACAAGGTGGCGACGAAGCAGGACGTGCAGAACGCGGTGAACTCGATTGTCAACGCAGTCAACGGTCATACACACGCAGCTGGCGCACTCGTCGCGCCGCCGATGGGTGGACCAGTGACAGGCGTAACGGGTGGAATGACTGCGATCTCAGGCTCGACGACAATCAACGGCAGCCCCAACGTCTACGCGAAGAAACCATAAGGCAGCAACAATGGCCATATACCCCGACTTCGCCGACTACTCGACGTTCTTCACCTCAGACGGTGCCCCCGACCTCGACCCGTCGTTTACGACGATTGACGGCCCCCGTGCAGTGCTTGAACACGTCGCCCGCCGCCTGATCACGACACCAGAGCAGTACGACGACAAAGACTACGGCTACGACCTGACGACGTATCTCAATGCCAACGTCCTCGCAGGCGAGTTCGCTGGGCTCAATGCTCGTGTCCGCGCCGAAGCGATACAGGTCGAAGGCGTCGAGGACGCCCTGGTGACTGCGACGTTTATCAATGGCGTGCTGTCGGTGCGGTTGGTTGTAACGCTGGCAGACGACACGGAGTACCCGCTGGTGTTTGTTCTTTCGGCGACGACGATACCGCGCGTCTACTTCCCGACGTCGTTGGTGTAGCGCAGCTGCGCAGCACAGCCGCCCACCTACCGTTGATGCAGCGCAGCCGCTGCGAGGATGACGTACAGTAGATACGCCACCGCTGCGACGACTGCGAGGCTGCTGTCTCGTCTAGTCGTGGTCATAATGCTCGGCGGTGATCGCTTCGCGAGTCGCCGTGACTTCGTAGCCGTCGCCGAAGGCAGCGTCGAGAATGAAGGCGAGAGTGTCGGACTGAAGCAGTTGGTTTAGCTTTGAGAAGTCTTCTTCCAAGTCATCAACATTAACTCCCGCTTCTTCTCAAGGAGCGAAGGCGCGAGTTTGAAGAAGCGGAAGCCGCCGCCGCCTTTCCAGGCGGCAGCCGACGTCACTCCGCTCTCATCGCCTCCGTTTACGACGCTGGTCAACCTCGGGAGGCAGTGCGTGTGGCAGTGCTCACCGAGTTCCACCATGATCCAGCGACGCCGCATCTTGTGGGCAACAGCGCCGGTCGTGCCGGACCCGCCGAACGAGTCCAACACCCAGTCGCCGGGGTTCGTCGACATTTCGATGACTCGCTTGAGGAGCGCCTCCGGCTTCTTTCCCTTGGGAAAGTTGACGTCTCCCTCGTTGTGCAGATTGTTCGAGAGGAGGTCATCCCAGATCGTGGTCAGCGGCTCACCTGCGACCAGTTGCCCGTCGATCTCCTTGAGCTTGTCCTTGTAGAAGAGGATGCGCTCACCACGAATGAAGTAGAAGTCTTTGTGGTCCTCGCGAGGCAGGTGGAGCACCTCGTCGGGCTTCTTCTTCGACTCGTCGATCAGCGCACGCGCCTCCTTGCTCACCGCCTTGTAGTCGGGGCGCGCAAGACGAATGACTTGTTTCGCGTGGGACGCGACAAACTCATCGATCTCTTCCGGGTTGGATCGAATGCGAGCCCGAGCGTCCTTCTCAGAGAGCGATGCGTGCTCCGCGTAGGCTTTGGTGAGCGAGACGATCTCCCAAGCCGAGTGAGCGTCATCGACGTTGGGAATGAACTGGTTGTATCGGTCGTCACGCTCGCGCGCGGTGAACAATCGATTCGGCGCCCAGAGTTCCTTGTTCTTGGCGTAGATGAGGATGTAGTTCGCCGTCGAGACGCACCCGGGGTTGATCGCCTTGTGCCCAGTTGCTGCGCCCTGCTTGAACGTGACGAGAGAGGTGCGGTTGGGCCGTCCAAATATCTCGTCGCAGAGCACCGTGAGGTATCCGAGCTCGTTGTCATCAATGTGAACGAACAACGTTCCGTCGGCTGCGAGGAGCCGATGGATGAGTTCGAGCCGATCTCGCATGAGCGTGAGCCAGAGCGAGTGCTCAAGTCCGTCGTCGTAGTGCTCGAACGCTTGGCCCGTGTTGAACGGCGGGTCGATGTAGACGCACTTCACCTTGCCGGCGAACTCTTGCTCCAACGCCTTCAGCGCAAGCAAGTTGTCGCCGTGGATCAGGCGGTTGTCGAAGAGGTCCTCGTTCGAAACGCGCTTCGCGTAGGACAGCTCTTCGTCCTCGAGGAGGATGCGCGGCTCCAGGCGGGGCCGATCCTCCTTGCCGATCCAGGTCAGCTCCAGTCGTTTCAGTCGGTTCGTCATTGCTTCTTCCCTGGCATCGTCATGCGGTCGTCCCGGCGCCGTCGCCTAGCGTCCAGCGCAGCGTGAAGACCGGCTTGATGCTGGTCTTGGTCTGGAGCTGGCGCTCGATCTCCTCGATCAGCTCGGCGCGCTTGCGATCGACGTCATCCTGCGCCTCGAAGAGCTGGCGGCGCTTGTTGTTCCTCTTCGCCTCCAGCGTCTTGATCTGCTTCTGCGCTTCCAGCTTCTCGGCGAGGGCGACCGCAGACTTCGACGTCTTCTTCGCTGCCTTGATCAGCGTATCGAGCTCGCGTAGCTCGCGCTCGAGCGCGAACTTCACGTCCTCGGCCCAGCGTTCGAGCTTGTCGACCTCCTCCTCGAAGAACTCTTCTGTCCTGCCCTGAAGTAAGCGTGTCAAGCGCCCGTTCGCATGGCTGCTAAGGCTCCAAGAGTCCAACCAATTCTCATCACCCTCAAAGCGCATTTGCGCCTCACCTACCGAGAAAGTGCAGGGATCGCCGTCGTTAAAGTGAGGCGTGTACTGCGTCCAGCGTACAGCAGCGACGTTTGGGTATGTCGTGAAGAAGGTGTGAAACACAGCCTTGACTGTTGCTTGGCCCTCACTCCCGAGCTGAGCTTTCATCTCTTCATACCGCGTTGCAAGCGCTTCAACTGCTTCAAACATCATCGTCTCCTCGTCTAGTCTACGTTCGTTGTCGTCGTCATGTCAATGGTTTTCTGTGGTCGCCGCTTCACACCGCCAAGCCAGTCGTACATAGGCATACCCTCTAAGTAGTCCTGCACTGTAGGTATACGTCCCATATCCTCGATGACGTGGCGCTCAGCGATGTCGCGGACCTGCACAAGCCTGTTGTCCGAGTTCGTGATTGCGTGACCGAAAAGTCGCTCGGCGAGATAGATGCCAAACGAGCTGTGCAATAGCGCACGGTGGCGCATGTCGGGAAAGTGCGCCTTGCTTGAGTCGAGGAAATCGTGGATCTCTAAGTAGTCCTCGACCTTACCGCCGAAGCTGCGCACCGAGTTCTGTGCGTGCAGGTAGGGCTTCATCGCGTGCCCTCAATAACCACGTCCCGGCTGTCTCGCAGCGGCGTCGCGACGACGTTCTCGCTGGTTAACACACGTATACCTACAGACAGGATAGCTACGAACGTAAGAAAGACAGCGAGGCCTAGCAGGTTCTGCGCTGCGTTGCTCGGTTGCGGCGGCGTTGCCGTAACGGCAATCGTGCGCAGATGCGTCGTAGGGCGCGTCTTTGATGTTAGGGCGGCTAGAGCATGCGCTGACTCTTCGTCAGCCTCTACGCGCGCCCTGCGCACGATTGCGATGGCTTGGCGCTGTCGCGGCGTAGCAGCACGGTCAAGGTCGCGGCATTCGGCAGCGCGACGACGCATCGCGGTGAAGTCAACGCCGGGCAGTGATAGATCGCTGGGAAGGCCAATGGCTCGAATGGGCATGATCACCTCTTTTACGCGGGCAGTGTCAGTAAGGTGACTCTACCGCGACGCAGCAGCAATGTCAAGCTGTACCTTTCACCATGCCCACGATCGTACCTGTCTCCTTCGCCGACTTGACGACGCCGCTTGAGCCCGCCGTAAACAAAGTTGACCTGCTGCTGCAGCTCGCCGCACTCGGCTTCCCCGCGCTCAGCTGGGAGACTGGAAGCGTCCCGTCTGGCCTCGTCGAGATCCAAGCCAATAGCCTGACAGCCTTTCAAACGAACCAAGCCACCGTCGCACTGTCGGGGCTAAACGAAACCGCCGTAGGCGAAGGGCTCACGATCCACGCCGCACAGGTCTACGACAACACGCGGCAGCCCGGTCTATTCACAATCGGCTACGTGACGCTGACTGACAGCGGCAACGCTGGGCCGTTCACGTTCTCAGCGACCGGGACGTCTTTTAGTCGCGGTCCCGGCGGTCTGCTGTTTAACGGCTTGGTCGATGCCGAGACGGGCTCGACGACGGTGACGATACCGCAGGGCGGCAGTCGCAACGTCGTCATCCAGGCGACATCGGTGGGCGCATCCTACAACGTCGCACCCGGCTCAATCAACTTCTTCGCTCGCGGCGTCCTGCCCGGCGTGACGACGACGAATCCGACGGACTGGCTGACTAAATATTCCAGCGGACAGGCTGGCACCAACGAGGAGACGGACGACCAGCTGCGAGATCGCGACCGCAGCAAGTGGGGTACGCTTGGCACTGGGTCGCCCGAGCGCGCTTACCGCTACTGGGCGGCGACGGCTTCGCAGAGTGTAAAAAAGGTCGCTGTATTCACGAACTTGGATATGTTCGACTCGGGACGTGTGGACGTCTTCATCGCAGGCAACAGCGGCTCAGTCGGACCCGCAGTCGTCGCAGCAGTGCAGAACTACATCGCGCCGCAGCAGGTCGGCGGGTCGCTGATTCCCGAGACAGCGAAGTGCGTCGTCTCGTCGGCGGTGCAGGTCAACGTCAACGTCACTGCGACGATCTTCGTGCAGGCGGCGTACAACACCGCAGCTTTCGCGGCGCAGATCGACGACGCCCTGTTGACTTACTTTCAGGCGCTGGACATCGGCGCGTTCATTTCGACCGATCGCGTCGCCCAGGTCATGCTGTCACCAGCTGGGCTGTCGCCGGGAATTATCGTCGATGCGACGGTGACGTCGCCACTGTTGAACGTGCAGCTCGCCTACAACGAGGTCGCGGCGCTGACGGGGACAAGGACACTGGTTAGCGTGTAGGTGTATACAGTGCTGCTGCGCTTACACCGTCTCCCGCAGCAGCGTCATCAGAACGTCGCGCTGTGCCACGTAGTCGGCGAACAGCAGCTTGACTGAGCGGCGCTGGTCTTTGACCACTTTCTTTTCCCACTCGACGCGCATGTCATTGCCAAGCATAAGCGACTCCAGCACTTTGAGGTAGCTGGCCGCGTTTGTGTAGGGAAAGCTGTCGCCCAACCGCGAGATCGCCCAAGCGGCGTCTAGCAGCGCGTAAGTCGCCTGCGTAATCTGTAGGTACTGCTCATACTTCGTCATGTCGTCACCTCGTAGTTGAAAGTGCAGCCAGTCTATAGCTGTCTCATCGCAATGTCAAGCCATACCTTCCCAAAATGGATCAGCCCGGCGCACTACAAGGCCAAGAATACATCGAGACGTTTGAGCAGCTCTGCACAGTCACGTTGCAGAAGCCCTGTTTCGATGGCCCTTACGGTCGCGCCTGGCAGGGCGTCATGGGCCGCGCCTACGATACGCAGATGGATCGGCTGTACTACGCCAAGGAGTGTCAGTGGCCCGACTACACACCGACTGATGCGCTGCAGTATCTGGCTGCGGAACGTGGGCTTGAGCGTACCGTCATTGTCGGCAGCGGCGTCGCCGAAGACGAGACGCTGTATCGCAGTCGTCTCCGCGAAGCCTGGACGATCTGGCTGCTGTCGGGCTCTGTGCAAGGCCACATCAACGAGATGTACTGGTGTGGTATAACCAGCGCGCAGGTGCGACGTCGCGCCGACTTCCCGAATCCGCCGCCTAACCCTAACGCCTGGATACGACTTTTTAGCTACCAAGTCTGGGCGCAGTTTGACATCTTTCTGCGGCAGCCAATGGAAGCGACGCCTTTAGTTTGGGGTGCGTTCACTTGGGGCGACGTGGCGAATACGTGGGGGCTGAACGGCGTCTCGTCGTCGCAGATCGCGATGCTGCGACGCATCGTCCGCAACCACAAGTCGGCGCATGACACTTGTACTTACTTTTGGTTCATCTTCGGCGGCGGCAGCGTCTGGGGGCTGTGGACGTGGGGCAGTGGGACGTGGGGTCCTGGCGCTACTGTGGTTGCGGTGGTTTGTGGTGAGGACTGGTGGACGCGGTACGGGTTTGCTTAGCGAGGGCCGGGCGTCACAGACCTACTGGTCGTGGCACAGCGCGCCTCGTTCCGTCGCAGAAGTAATTATGCGGGTTAATCTCGTCACCCCTCTCATCTTCCTCACCGTCCTCAAAAGCTAAATAGCGGTCAGCACAAGGGATGCAGAGGTAGCAGGTCGCCGCTTTACCATCGACGAGGGCTGTTTCTTTGATCATGTAAGTGCCACTTGCATGCTCGTTTTGACCGCGAAGGCAGTGCCTTGACTTTCGAGTGCGGACAATCTCCATCCGGTGGAAACCGTACTCATAATCCTCACCCTCACCCACATCAATTTCAAGATACCGATCTGGGTCGTTTTTGAGAATACCTGTTGGAATCTTTGTAAGCAGCATATTTCGTCCTTTCCACCGCAAGTCTAGCTGAGCCTTGAAGCTGTGTCAACTGCGAAATAATAGTTGACGTCGCGTCATCGTCGTAGTAGAGTCTCCGAAACACCTCGGAGTACTCTATGCTTCTCCTCGCTCTGCTTATTACTTGGGTCGTTGCGGACCTCACTGTCAAGATCTACTTCGCAGTACAACGTCGTCGCGATCACATCGCTCACGGTCGCCAACTACGCGCGGAATTGATCCGCAAGCTGTCAAGAGACACCCAGTGCCTAGACTGCAAGCGGCTGCGCGGTCACGACGACGACTGCGCGTTGGATATGTCCGTGCTGCCGCCGCGATCTGACTGCGGTGGAGATGTACGCTAATGTCTGCAACCAAAAATAAATGGCAGTACCCTTGTTGGCAGGTTTGGTGCAAGGACCACCTCGGAACAGGCGGCACGGTCCTTTCCGCTTTTGGCCCTTTTGCTGAAGGTGACAAGATTGATCGTTGTCAGATCGACTTAATCGCTTGTGAGATTCTGGTTTACAGAACACAAGACACTGTAACCCCTTGGCGCGGCAAGCTCACACTCACCGTCGAGGCTGCGTAATGGAAGACTTATTCACTTGGATGTTCTGTTGGGGCGGCAATGTCTTCAAAGACTGCACGGTAGTCAAGGCTTTTGGCCCTTTTGCAGTCGGTGATCACTTCGATCGCGCAGTCGTTGACGAGAAGCGGAGAACCATCAGCATCGACCGCGACAAAGGTGGACTGCCTTGGATAGGTAAACTGCGCCTCACCGTCGAGGCCGCGTAATGCCCACGCTGCTACTCAGCGACATCGTGTCGCAGAAGATACCACAGCGCGTAATCAACGCGCAGAAGGCGCTGATCACCGGCCCCGTCGGCGTAGGCAAGACGACGATCGCGAAGGCGCTAGCTGCGCGGCGCATGGGTGTGGAGCAGTGGTTGCGGGACGTTGATATTGCCGACGCTTTCCCCTTCGACTTCATCCACATCAACGGTGGCGACGACGGCATCGACAAGATCCGCGAACTCGCCGCCGCGTCGCTGCAGCAGCCGACGGACCCGCGATGTAGTTGCCGCGCCTTCATCATCGACGAAGTGCATGCACTGCCCGACAAAGCAGTACAGGCGCTGCTGCTGCCTCTCGAACGGGACGTTGTAAATCTGTGGGTCGCTTGCACATCACGTCCCGCTGGCTCCCTCGACACTGCGCTGCGAAGTCGCTTCGCTGTTAAGCTGGCGCTTGACGGTGCTGACGTCGCGGCTGTGGGGCGGTCACTGGGCTGGGCAGATGCTGCAGAGCGGGCGCGGGTAAGCGGTGGCGATTTGCGTCTCGCTTTAGCTGGCGAGAGCAGCGAAGGTGCCGTAGATACACAGGTTATCCGCATCGCTGGCGGTAAGCCGCTGCTGTGCTTTGACAGTCGAGCACTCCTGGCACAAGCGATTCGCAATCCCGCCGCGCTGCAGGTCCGCATCCTCGACGCCCTAGTCGATTACCGCGAGGCGCATACGATGATGTGTGTGCAGCTGTCACAACGCAACGACGTCGCAGCGCATCAACTACTCGCAGCGGCCCGACGCGCTGGCCTGTTGTAGGCGTAGCTGCGCA